GTTTTGTTTTCAACTACTTATTGTGTTATTTTCCATTTTATTTTCTAACCACATATAAATAACTAAATCCACCGGCATTACCTACAGGCTGTGCCAATAACCACATTGCTACATGATCTGAATCATATACTCTATTACCCTGGCGAAATTGCTTTCCAAAATTTATCTCACCGATACCTCCAACTAACTGTGGTTTATCACCACAAGCAGAACTTAATCCACTTGTGGCTGATGAAAATTTACCATCTTCTCATCTGTGCAAATATATGTATTGTCATACTGAGCCTTATATAAATGCTCAATCAACAAAGAGATACAAGTTGTCACTATACTGTTGCCGCTTTGTTTATATCCCTGTGTATCAGACATTCCAACTGCTTTACAGTTCTCATAATCAATATCATCGAATCCCATGAGCCTATGGCACTCTTTTGGCGTAAGTTTTCTCACAACTCTTAAATTATCTCTCTTAACTTTTGGTTCTGTGTTACCACCACGAAACTTTTCACTGCATAAATCAGCAATATGTATTGGTTCGTTTGAATTGGCAAGAATCTGTTTTGGCTGTTTATAATCAGTTGCCACTAAAGTACCCATTACTGAATCCTGCTGATAAACTAAATCTCTCTGACCGATAGTTCTGAATTCAGGTTTTGTAGTACCAACAATATTTTTTTCAAATTTTGGATCTGTTATCTGAAGTCTTTTCTGTACTTCATCAGATAAGAAATATTTCTCCAGAACACTGCTATCTGTTTCTAATAAATCCTTTAATCTGATTCCTGTATCAAAAGGCTGTGGAAATTCAAAAGACTTGGTATCAATATCCTTACGAATAGAGATACAGAAGATTCTATTTCGATTCTGTGGAATACCTGTATTCTTTGCATTGATTGTCTGATAATATGAGTTATATCCCAAGTTATCAAGTCGAATCAGCCAATCCTTAAAACTGTCAATATACTTCTTTGATACAAGAGCATCTACATTCTCCATAAGCAAATACTTTGGTAATGTATTATTCTCTTTTGCTTTTACAAGAAGTCTCTCAACCTCATATAATAAACCTGAACGAGTTGATTTAATATTATGACTACCACAATTAGGGCAGGTATAACGAGTATCTACGTCTAATTCAGATGGATCATATTCACAACCACAATCATGACATGTCCACTTTAATCCTTCCTGCTTACCGGCGATTGACAAATCTGTACATGGAGTTGAGTATGTAAGTAAATCACTATATGGCAATGATTCAATCTGCATCATATCACCAAGATTATGTGAAATATGGTCTGCTAACCAATATTTCTCAATACCTTTTGTCTTGTTCTTCTTTCGTGAAAGCTTCTCCCAATCATACGGAACATCTTTCTTAAAATCATATCCAAGTCTCTTGTCTGTAAGTTGTTTTACCATTTCTTCTTTACTTGGATAATTTTCATAATTTTCAATCATTTCATTAGTTAATCCACAATGAATTGCAGCATAACTAACTACTACTTCTTTGTCTAAATCTGCTGTTGCAATCATATTTGCATTGAAAAGGTGAGTATTATTAATTCCCTTCATCTGTGCGCCAATACCACTGCAAAGCTCAATTACACTTAACTTACAATAATTTTTTTCTTTATTCTCTGTCAAAATCCTTTAATCTACAGAGATTGCGCAATCATTTATCCTAGAATTTACTGTTAAATCCTTTCGTTTTAATATTATTTTGTTGTAAAAATCACTCGAAAATAGGCACGTCTGCCTAATCGAATGAAAAAAATATTTCATTGTTATATTTTTGTTTTTGGAAATACTTGAACGAATGTCCAAGCTAAGAAATTTCTATATAAATCATAGCTTCTGCCATAACCCTTTCCTTCTTGTGTCATCTTTGAGACATTCATACTTTGACATTCCGATTGACTCATGTTCTAACACTCTAAAAAGTGCCTTGAATGGGTTTCTGCGACATGCTGATATATTTCCTGCCGTTGCAGTAAATCTCACACCTTCTTTGAAATCAAAGTATAATACTAATTCAATGTGAGTTTTTGCTTTTCTATCATCTCTCCACGCCAACGGAGACTCTGCATCTTTTGAAAATAAAATCTTTTTATAGGTCTTAATTTTTCTCACCTCTTTTTTTTTGAAATTTTGGCTGATCAGCCGTGAATAGAATTACTTCTATATTAGATTATTCTCTACTTATTTAATTTCAGAACAAAGTCCTATAATGTCTTCTTGGCTTATATATCCTATACAACCTGTGCTACCTAATTTTTTATCAAACTTATCTGATTCAAACCAAATTTTATATCTAATTTCGTCTGTTTCATCTACGAGTTCTATACCACGAATGAAGGCATCTACTTCTTTTCTATTATCATTTTCATAATGAATTTTTGTCCTTACTTTATCGCATAAATTATATTTATTTACCATTCATCTTACCTCACTCTATTGGAATCATCTTTACCACATTATCACCCATATGTTCAACCGCATGATAATCTGCAATCGACTTTAAAAAATCACATCTATTAGGTTCACATCCTCTTCCTTTGTATAAATTACATACATAATTACCACGCAACTGATTTGTACATTCAGAAAAGATACATTCTTTTGGTTCATCTGGCATTTTATCTACAATAATTTTCACTCTCTCACCTCACTATTCAAAGATTTCACCAATAACTTTCAACTTAATACTCTGACTAAATTCTGAACCAGCAGCCTTTGGATGACCACCACCACCAAATAAATTTGCTACATCTTTACCAAGATCAATATCTTCTTTAACGGTTCTATAAGATACCGTACAACCATCAATATCAATCATTGCCACAAAATCAATTTCAGGATGCATTTTACAAAGTCTATTACCTAATTCGCTAACAAACCTATCTGCAAATACAAAACCACAAACCTTACCACACATAGGACTGGTAAACATGGTTTCATTCTTCTCCTCAATATATCTATCAATTTCATCCTGCTTAATCTTCAGAACAACCTCATCTTTAGCAGATAACAATGGGAATATTTCACCACGTATCTCTGAAATACACCAATGAATAAAATCATCTCGACCATACAGATAAAGTAAATCGTTCACCTGCTTGCAAATAACACCATCTTCACCAAGTTCTGACCATCTCCAAGTGTCGTAATCTCTCACTAATTCAGCAAATCTCTTTAACGCATTATTATTCTCTAACTCTTCACTCAGGCAACCATTCATACCTAACCAATGATAAAACAACATAGTTCCCGATGTTTTAATTCCTTTAGAATCTTCGATAACTACATCACACCAATCATACTTATTTAATCCAAGAGCTGTTGGGTGATGATCTAATAACTGAACATTGCCTCTTTTATTCAGCAACTCAGCAGTTTCTTCATTGACACGAATATCGGTAATATAAATTGGGATTGTGTCGTCCTGTTCTGTTTCCAAACATTCCTTTACACTTGAATCAATATTATCATAATCACAATATGAAATATCTACATCTTTACCAAATACAAGTTTTGCCAAAATACCACAACCTATTCCATCAAGATCCGTATGTGAAAATAATTTAACCATGTAATCTCCTCTTTGCTATTTCTAATAATTTTTCTTTCTCATTTATATATTCTCCACTAATGACTGAATCCAACAGATTATTTAATACCTCACCAATTTCTTTTCCTGGCTTATATCCAATAGTAATTAACTCCTTACCATTAACTGCTAAATCCTTTAGAGAAAAACATTCATTATCCTGTAAGACTTCTTCTAAAATATATTCGATGTTATCAATCTTCTGTAATCTTGTTTCCTGATTCATGTCTGCTTGTGCTTTAATATCGGCTCTACGAATATTTAATAATCTTCTAAACTGTTCTTCTCCAATTTTATTAAGCCATCTCTTGATATATTTCTTTCCCACCTCAAAAGTAGCATCATGATAATAGACTAATTCAACAACTTTCTCTCTTGTGTCATTATCAAATCTTAATCGCTTCATTATTTTATCAGTCATATCAGCACTGACTCTTCCATGACCTTTAAAGTGTCTGATACCATCTTCTCCATCTTGATAACAGTGTGGCTTACCAAAATCGTGAAAGAATACTGCCAATCTTGTTACTAAATCATCGGATTCACAATATTCTATTGCATGTACAGTATGATTCCATACATCATAAATATGATACGGATTATTCTGTTGAAAACCAAACATATCTTTAATTTCAGGAATGAACAACAAGAATACTTCGTGATATAAGACCATTTGTACACAGAAATCACTCGATGCAGCAATTTTACAGAACTCACTATTGATCCTTTCAATAGATATATTCTCCAAATTCTTATACATTTTAGAGATATTCCAATCTGTATCAGGTTCAAGGACAAATCCCAACTGTGAGGCAAATCGAATAGCACGTAAAATTCTTAATGCATCTTCTGAAAATCTGTCTTCTGCTCTGCCAACACATCTAATCTTGTGGTATTTAATATCTTCCATACCATTAAACGGATCTATAAGACCAACTTCATCGTTATATGCCATTGCATTGATTGTAAAATCTCTACGCTTTAAATCTTCTTCAAGGCTTCGTGTGAATGTAACACTGTCAGGTCTACGACTATCTGAATAGTTACCATCAATTCTATAAGTCGTAACTTCGTATCCTTCACCGTTAATTAAAATTGTGATAGTCCCATGCTGCAATCCAGTCTCAATAATTCTCTTATCCTTGAATACTTTCATCATTTCATCTGGTGTGGCAGAAGTTGTAATATCATAGTCATGAATTGGTCTTCCAAGAATACTATCTCTCACACATCCTCCGACTAAGAAAGCTTCATATCCATTATTTTGTAGACTATGGATAATTTCATTTGCACCGGATGGAATTTCAATTTTTAGATTAGATTTCACCTTTTACCACCCTTTCATTTACACTAGCAACAAATTCATTGATAGCCTTATAATTAGGATTATCAGGAAGACTTGTGTTTTCCTTCGCATAATCTAATCTCTTTTCATAATCATTTACCATTTCAAAGAATTCTGGGATTGGCTGATCGTTGCTATCCAAATATTTACCATTACGAATATCCATAAGCAAATCATGTTCGTCTTCTCTATACGTGATTATTCTCTCTTTTTCAAGAATATCCAAACACATCATGTACAGACGAATCAAATGCATTGAATGTTTAGCGATTTTACCATGTTCAATTGCTTTTTCATTTCTCTTGCCAATTTTTCCATACTGACGAACTGTATTCTGAAGCTCATTCCACATAGAACAATAATCTCTTAATGGGTAATGATGTAATTTTACATCCATAAATATCTCTGTGTCATAACCTTCCTGCACAGCTCTATCAATATATAATCTCATAGAATCATCTTCATATGGTGTATATTTCTTTGTGAAGTCAGTCTGCATAAATTCAAGAGTCTTTAGAATATGTTTCTCTAATTCAGACTGCGACATCTGATGTGCAGCTTTCTGGTTTAATCTGTATAATTGCTGATTAGCATAACCGCCAAACGAATGACAAGCTCTCTTTGATAAAAATAAATGTGCATTATCAATTAACTCCTGACCAATAGGTGATACATAAAAGTAATGTTCAGGCTTATTGCCAAGCATTTCTATTGTATTAGGATTGGTGTTACTCAATAATGCGACCAATTTATTAAATGCATAAATCGTGGTATCTGTTTCATTATTTACAAATTGCTCAAAATTCTCATTAGTAAGAATCTGCATTTTGCTATTTAATGCACAACCACGAATATCTAAATCGCTACCCTCATTATTTGTTCCATATGCATGACTTCCACCAAGAGTTAAGATAATGATATTGTTACCCAAATTCTTATCTGTTCTCAGGAAGTCATACTCTTTTGATTTTAATTTATTCTTAATCTGTTCAATTGTCATTGTCTTAACCTCCAAAATTCCATAGGAAATGTGCGTTTCATTCTAACGTAAAATATATACCATATATAGTATATATTGCTTATTTTTAATACTATATATGGTATATTTGTAACAATTACTCACCTAATTCTGCAAGTGCCTTATCCAGATCCTCATCAGACATATTTTCAAGTGCTGCATCCTGTCTCTTAGCCTTGATTTCAAGCAATCTCTGTCTCATCTCAGCATTTTTCTTAGCATCTTCTCTCTTCTTTTTCTCATCCAGCTTCACGCTAACAATATACTTAACAATTTCAATCTTGTTAGAAATCTCCTCGTCTTCCTTTGACTTAGTATTCAGAAGACTCTCTTCCTCAGACTTCTTTACTTCCGCATTGAGTGTCTTGAATACTGAGTCCAGATTTGTGAGAGATAAATCCCACAAATCAATTACATTAATCATTCCTCTGAATGGGAACTGATAGTTTGCTCTTGTTGCATTAATAAATAATTCGTTGTTTGTCATAATAATCTCCTTTTCTAATTTAAAACTTAATCTTCATTACACGCTCTGTTGCACCCTTGACCTTGACAACTAAATCTGCTCTCTTTGTCATAGAGAATCCAATTCCTGAAAGCTGATCATCAGTATCTTTTACATGACACTTAGCACCTAAAGCCTCAAATACTCTCTTGTGCTTTTCAAGGTCGCTCTTTAAGAACTCATTATAATATCCATTAGGACTTTCGTTGTTCATACAATCCTTCAGGAAGAAGAATAAATGTCTATGACCAATTCCATCCTGCTCGTCAAAATAGTTTGGACTGTAACTAATTACTGATACAGGAACAAACTGGTTAGTATTTACACCCCAAATCTCACGGCTTGAAATAGATGAACTTCCAGACAGTTTTTCCTTAATTGAGAAACTTCCATTCTCGTCAAGTGTAACTTCTGCCACCTGAACATTCTCACCAGTTCTCATTGACTTATCGTAATCAAACTTGTAAATTTCTCCATTAAATTCAATCTCAGCTCTAAATCCATGCCTTACGCTTCCTGAATACTGATGTACAAAGAACTTATAGACACCTGGTTTCATTCTTGACAGGTCTTCCCAAGTAATATTCTCTACTGCAACCTTTCCATCTGGATGAATAATATCAACGTCTAACTGACCACCCATTCTTGAAACACTTGGCTTTCTACAATTACTAAAGAAAATTTCATTCTTATCTGGTTCAATACAATGTGCATCAAGGTCGTAATTATCATGACCATCTTCATTCCACTGAATAGAAAATCTGAGTACACCGTCAACATTACCGCCAGCAGCTTTTACATTCTGCTTCATATCAGAGTCAGTAATGTTTCCTGAATAAGCCCAAGATAATCCATTATTCCATTTGAACATTGTCTTAGCGTCTGTATTAACAGGTGCAATCATAGAAACAAAATTCTTCTCATGTTTATTCTCTACAAAAGCTTCAATTTCTTTTGCGGTTGGAAGTACCTTATCAATGAAATCCTGTGCTGAAATCTCTTCAACCTTAGAAAACTTCTTAGGACTTACAGCAACATCCTTTTCCATCTGACCAAAAATATCATCTGCACCAACCATTCTTCTTGCAGCACTCTTATTTGAGAACAGTACATTATTTACAGTGATATCGTTCAGATTAGCAAATCTTCTCTGTAATGAATCCATATATCCAAGTTCTGCGATGGTCTTCTTTGCATCCTCAAGCATCTTCTTTGTAAAAATAGCCTTTGGACGCTTATAATTACTTGGAGCGACAATCTGCTCATACTTCTTAACTGCTGTGTCAAGATCCATATCCTCACTTACATTGATAAGAAGTGTTCCAATAGAATGATTTCTAATTCTACCGATAGCCATACCTGCTGTTACCGACTTCTCCCAAGCATATAAATCCTTTTCAGTATCAGAAGTCAGCTTATCGTATTTCTTCTTATACTTCTTGAACTCTGTGAGTACACCTTTCCACTCTTCACCCTTGTAAAGTGTATTTGAATTGATAAGTTCAAGAATTGTGTCAAGTGCATCCATAGTAATTTCATCAAGAGAACGCTTAAATACGTTTCTTGTATCTCTGAACTGTCCCTTAACTTCCTCATTAGAACGACTACTTCTATTTACAAACTTACTTGGAAGCTCTAAGAAGAAATGATCCCACTGATGAGACTTTCCATTGATTTCCTCAAAGTTAAAATCTGTACCAATCTTAGGGAACTTAGTTGTATAAATATCTGTAACTGTATGGGCTTTTACAAAAGCATCAAGTGCATCACATACTGGCTGATATGTTGTGTCGCCAAGATTCAGTTCCCAGATTGTGTGAATTTGATTATCCTTGATAGTGACAGCAGAACCAATATTCTTAATAAACTGTCTACAACAACTACAATCATGTTCCCTACGCTCTCTGAAAATCTCATTTGTACCAGCAGGGAAGCTATCAAGATATGTATTCCATAATTCATCTTTGTCTACATTTACCTCAAATAAATGTGTAGTCTCTTTCTGCATTTCATCGAAGTGCTTCTGTAATGACTTCTTAAATTTCATAAATCCATCCATGTTTTGTACCTCTTCTTTCTTATATTTATTTTTGTTAATTGTTTCTATTGTTATATTCTCCGTTTTATAAATTGAAAGGTTTATTTTATTGCCCTTTGATAGAGTTAGTAGGCTATGACACCTACCAACTCTTGAATTATTTATTCTTCTTACGTTTTCCTACAATAAAACCTGCTCCAAAGCATACACCAAGACAGATTACGAAAACTCCAATGTTTAATACAATCATTACTTATTACCTCTCTGTCTCTTCATATCATCAAGGATCTGACGAGCATTGCGCTCTCTTTCAGAATTAGCAAGTCTTCTCTCATTAGCCTGTGCGCTAGAATCATATGCAATTCTACTTCCCTCTGCACGTTCTCTTGTCTTTCTTGCTCCTTCACGAACTCTTTCAAGCATTCTATCGCTCTCATTATTCGTATTAAGACTATCCATACTCTGATGGAGTTCGATAATCTGACTATCGGCTTCCATCTGAAAAAGAACCTGTTCCTTTTCCTCTTTAAGTTTTTGCAATTCTTCGGCTGCCTGATCACGAATATCTTTTTGATGAACCTGTGCTTCTTTCATCTCTTCAATTGTATCTTTTAGTACATTAATCTTATTCTCCAAAGTAGACTTCTTCATTGCATACTGCATTGCTTCATTTTCTTTGTTTTCATCAAGACAAGCGTTAATCTGCTGTGTAACACGCATAATATCTTTATTTGCCTGATATAAGTCTTTTTCTGCTGTATCACGCTTTCCTGAAATTTCAGCATATGTAGCAGATGCCTTGTTATAAAAATCTTCCTTTTCTCTAATGGCTGCATTGTAATAATCTCTAGCACCTTCTGGTGTCTGTGCATCCTGGCGCATTACTTCATCTGTTCTTCCTTTAAACTTTACTCGAAGCTGTTTACCAAAAGGAGTAAAGAAAAGGATCAGTGCAATTAATACAATCGCCACAATTATAATAAACATAAAATTTGTCATACAATCCTCCTACTCTGCATCAATTCCATACTGATTACATAATGCCTTTAATCCACCGTTATAGCCACTTCCTACAGCCTTAAACTTCCATTCACCATTATGTTTATATATTTCAGCTACGACTAACGCAGTCTCAGTAGAGAAGTCTTCACTTAAATCAAAACGAATAAGTTCCTCACCTGTCTCTTCGTCTACTACACGCACATATGCATTCCCAACCATACCGAAGTTCTGAAGTCTACTCTCAGCATCATAAATTGTGACCGTCACAGCAAGAGTCTCATAGTCTGATGGGATTTTATCAAGTTTAATCTTAATAACCTCATCATCTCCATCTCCCTCACCTGTACGGTTATCTCCCATATGCTTTACACTCTTTGAACTATGTTCAAGATTACCATAGAAAATGAAATCCTCATCCTTGCCAACCTTGCCATTCTCTTTTGTCATAAACACAGAGGCATCGAGATCAAAATCTGCTTCTCCGTCATAATGATTAATATCCCATCCAAGTCCAACAAGAATGTTTTTTAATGACGGTCTACCCTTTGTTAAATCTACTCTCTGTCCTTTACTTAATGAAACTGACATAATTAAATCCTCCTACTTGTATCTTCTTGTTAATTCGCTAACACTTGAATCATTTGTTCCCTGACCGATAGCGTTAAATTTCCACTCTCCGTCTTTCTTATAAACCTCTGCAAATACCATTGCTGTCTTGCCAGCATAATCATCTGAAAGATTATATTTACAAATTTCCTTACCAGTTGACTCATCGACAAGTCTAATGTATGCATTCTTGATAAGTCCAAAATCCTGCTTTCTCGAAATACAATCATAGATATTTACTACAAATACAATCTTCTCAACCTTATTTGTGATATTCGCAAGATCAACTGTAATCTGCTCATCATCACCGTCTCCATCTCCTGTGAGGTTGTCGCCATGATGATACACACATCTGTCTTCTGCTGATCTGTCACCATAATAAACACATGTACGATACTTATCATCTTTTCCTAAAATAATTGCTGAAGCATCGCAATCAATGTTTGGCTTAGAACCAAATAATCCTTTCTTAGCAGCATCCCATCCAAGTCCTACCATAATCTTTGTAAGACCACCTGCTACTTCCTTAGATAAATTAATTTTCTGTCCTTTGACTAAATTTACTGACATATATATTCTCCTTCCATTTTATAAATCAAGACCAAAATTTCTACCAATAGCAGCTAAACCACCATTGTAGCCTGAACCAACTGCATTAAACTTCCATTCACCGTTCTTACGATACAACTCACCTGCAATAACACCTGTCTCTAATGAGAAATCCTCATTAAGTTCATATTTGAAAAGTTCCTCATTTGTATCAGCGTTGTATGCTCTAATGTACGAATTATCAACCATTCCGAAATTCTGCAAACGATTTTCTGCATCATAAATTGTCGCTGAGAAGCTAATCTTTGTAATATTAGATGGAATCTTATTTAACTCAACAATCATTGTCTCGTCATCGCCATCACCTACACCTGTTCTATTATCGCCAGAATAAATCAATGCTCCGCTTGGATGCTGTGGCTGACCATAAAATACAAAATCCTGTTCGCCTGTTACATTTCCTGAATCATCAGTAAAAAATGCTGATACATCCAAATCGAAATCTGCATTACCATCGTATCTATTTGTATCCCATCCAAGACCAAATACGACTTTGTTTAAACCTGCATTACCTTTTGTAAGGTCAATCTTCTGACCTTTAACTAAACTAATTGACATATTGTTTGTCCTCCTTATTCTTGGGAAGGCTGTCAACCTTCCCTTTTAATAATTTAAAAGAAATTGGGAATGTGAGTAACGTCAGAAAAATAAATGGAATAAAGCGTGTAATACATACTGTAATAACACTAATTGAAAAGCATATAAGAGTAATAATCTCTACTTTTTTATAACTTTTATCTCTCCTTATCATGTTCTCATCTCCTCAATTACTTATTCTCTCTTTTCTTCTCAATAATCTTTCTAATAAGATCAATTGGAATAACCATAAACGCTAGAATTACAACTACTACCCAATGTTTGAAATCTAAAGCTGTGACCTTAATAAGATTCTCCGCAAAGTTGCAAAGAACAAACGTCATTGCAATGGCTGAAAATAACTTGTTCTTTCCAATACCATTGAATAAATTAATATGCTCTGTACGAATATTAAATCCATTAAATACTGCCATAAAGCATAACAATGCGAATCTAGCTGTCATAGCTTCTGTCTCAGTCGCAAACATATTAGCAATTGGGCTAAATGTAATAATTCCATAGAGTGCAATAAAAGCTACTGTACTTATTGCAATACGTTTCTTTGCTCCTCTGATAAATAAACCAGAACCCTTTTTGATAGGTTTCTCTGTCATGTATTCATCTTTTGGTGGTTCGCCACCGAATGATAGTGAATTAAGGGAATCCATAATGATATTTACAATCAGAATCTGAACCGATGCGAGTAATGCGCCCGTTGCAATCATTGGATAGATAACGCTGAGAATTAGAAGTGAAATATTGATAGGTAACTGGAATTCAAGGAACATCATAATATTGTGCATAAATGTTCTTCCAAGTTCTACTGCCTTTACAACGCTTGCAAAATTATCATCTGTCAATACAATGTCTGAAGCTTCTTTTGCTACATCTGATCCACCTTGCATACCAAAACCAACATCAGCTCTCTTTAAAGCAGGACTATCATTTACTCCATCACCTGTCATTGCAACTGATTTTCCAATCTCCTGTGCTAATGTGACAAGTCTGAGTTTTGTGTTTGGTGAGCATCTTGAAATAACTCTCAATCGAGGAATTATACTCTTTACTTCATCATCTGACATCGCTTCAAATTCATCATTTGTAAGTGCTAAATCTCCATCTTTGTAAATTCCACACTCTGTAGCAACTGCAACTGCTGTCTCAATACAATCGCCTGTAATTTCAATAACTTGAATACCAGCCTTATGTGCTGTTTTTACTGCACTAGGTACTTCATCTCTTACAGGATCTACAACACCAATAATTCCAAGGAATGTCATGTCATTTGGTATTTCATTCTCTACTAAATCACCATCTGCCATTGTAACTGCAATACATCTCATCGCATTACTTGTCATTGCTGTAATTGCATTACTTAATGTGTCATTATCGTTATTCTCTATAATTTCACCACTTGAGTCCATTACTTTTGTGCAATGCTCAATCAATTTCTCAGGTGCGCCCTTATAGTATGTAATTCCATCCTTTGTCGTAAAAGCTGAATACTTATTACTACTATTAAATACCTGCTTTAACTTAACTGGATATTTTTTCTGAATGTCAGCATATGTTTCAGGATTTACAAGGCTAAGAACTGCTCTATCAATTGAATTACCACCTGTAATATTGTTTTCTGAATCAAATGTTGCACTATTATTTAAAGAAATGTTTGCCTTGATATTATCCCAAAGAACTGAATCCTTATTTACATCATTACCAAAGCCATCAATAATCTTCTTTGGAGTCATAATACCTGTCGTAAGAGTACCTGTCTTATCAGTACAGATAATATCAACATATGCTAACTCTGGAATTTTACCAGGATTCTTAGCAAGAATATTGAATTTCTCCATTGTCTTTACATTCTGTTTTGTTACAAGTTTTACAATAAGAGGCAACCCTTCGGGAACAGCAGCTACAATAATTGTTAATGCTACTGAGAAGTTCTGTGCGATTTTCTGAATAATATTCAGAACGCCACCGCTAAAATATTCTCCAAATCCAACCTGTACAACTCCTGAAATTGTAAGTACCGCAAATGTAATAACGGCTGCGATTGTTCCCCACTTAGAAATGAAGTCGCTCAGATTATCAAGTGCAATATCAAGTGCTGTCTTTGGTGCTTCGAGTGTTTGCATTTTAACAAGTGTATCACCATTTACTGTATTTACACCTACATCAGTAACAATCATTTTTCCTTCGCCTGACATTACTGTTGTACCAGCAAATAAGCAATTCTGATTCGTATAAGCATCTGTTGAAGTAGTTTTCTTATGAACATATCCTTCAATCGGTATTTTCTTGCACTCTTTTGTTTCTCCATTAATAGCTGCATTGTTTACAGAAATCTTACCTTCAATGAGATATCCATCTGCAAAAATTTCTTGTCCCATTCCTACACAAACGAGATCACCAACTACCAATTCATCCTTGTTAATTGTTTGAACTTTGCCATCACGAATTACGTCACAATACCTGACTGATGTTTTGGCTCTCAACTCTGCTGCTGATTTTTGAACACCAAGTCCAGTCTTAACAGCAATACATGTTACAATTGCTAATACAACAAGAATCATAATTGGATCTGATAAATCCATTACTCCCATGACTCCAAGGAATAACTGCAATACAGCAATTGCAATAAGAATCATTGTGATTTTCTCACTTAATGCCTCCTTTGCGAAGTCATACCACTTGTCCAATTTTGGTTCAGGAAGCTTATTACTTCCATAAAGCTCTCTACTTTTGAGAACTTCTTTACTACTCAATCCATTCATTTGTTTTACTCTCCTTTTCTATAATTTTTATATATGAATGTTAATTGGTTACATATCTATATTCTCTTT